CACCGGAGATGCGTTGGTGATTGATTGACTCGCCGCCGCACCCTCGGTCCATTCCCCGCGAACAGACTCAATATAGGCGACGAATTCATCCCAACCATTCGTTCCGTTGATCTGAGCGTAGGTATCCGCTGCGGCCAGTGTCGGACTACCAGCACCATCCACAAGCAGAATGTACCATGTTCCGATAAGAGTGACACCATGGAACATTACGTTGAGCAACTTGTTCTTGCCCTCATTCGTGATTGCATTCCGAATGTCGTGAGTGCCGATCAACTTACCATCCCGCCAATGCTCCACTTGGAAGCGTCCGCGTGCATGAAGTTGATCGTTGGCGGCCGGACGAACCAACTCGTAATCCGCCTTCTGCTGTACTTTCAATGTGTCAATCATAGATTTCTCCCTTAGAGAGTTGATGTACCCCGCCGCAGTTCACGACGTAATTCTGAGGCGATGGACCTTGCCGTTTGGCGGCTCGATCCGCCGCCGGTTACTGAAACATTGATGTCACCGATGTTCGTGACACTTCCGCCGTCGCTGCGGAAAACAGGTTGTATCCCGGCGTTCATCGCAGTCAATTGCGCAGAGAAGCGTCGGGACGACTCCGCGTTAATCACAACTTCTCCTGGCGTGAGCATAGCTGGCACGATATCCGTACCCTTGGGTGGACCACCAAAAGCCAAAAAGTTCCATGCCTTACCTCCATGAGCGGCTGTCATTTCTGTTGATGGAGACTGAACCGACACGGAAGCATAAGCCAAGTCCCACATCGCGGCGGCAGCAGCGCTAATCTGTCCCGCTAACCCAGACAAATTGGGCATTGTGTTCAAAGCCACTTCTGCCACCACTGCCCCTTCACCCAACGCACTAACTTTCGGTTGAAGTTGGTCAATGATTGCCTTCAATCGTGTGGTTTCAGCCTCAGCGGCCTTCAATTCTGCCTCAACATTCCGTGTTCCCGCCGGTCCTTGAAGTTTCTTCATTCGTTCGGCTTCATCAGCAAGACTCTTCAACCATCCCATTTGGTTCTCAATGAATGTCTTATCAAAAGCCGTCACGGATGAACTCTTCAACGCTTCCATAGCTGTCTTTTGCAACTTGAGAAATTCCTCCGCACCGAAACCTTTGGCCCCAGTCTTGGACAATTTCTCAAATACTTCATATAGTTGTGCAAGTGCGCGAGTCGAGGCTTGAATATCCCCACCACCCAGAATCGTGCCAATTCCTTTCTTTGTCATTTCAGCTATGAAGAGGCGCGAGTCACTCATTGCAGCTTTATAGACTTCCAAATTGGCACCCAAAGCCCCCATTGCAGCTTTCTGAGCAATGGTGGATTCCGTCGTAGCCTCCTGTTCACGTTGCAATTTGCCAACCAAATCTACCTGTTTCTGATACTCCCGCGTGACAATTGCCGTTTGTTGAGAAGGCGTCTTTCCTGCCAGCATCTCTTGTGTGATCTTACCACCGACAAATGGCTTCAAAGCAATCTCAACTGCACCAAGACCATGTTGAATTTGTTCCCGCAAAGCGTCAATAGCCATTGGAGTTGCAAAAAGTTTTTGAACCTCCACGTCAGAGATGCCGCCCTCTACTGCTCCTTGGATGCGCTGTTGAAGTTGGTCAAACCTTAACATTTCACTGAGATCAAGTTGTTTACCAGCACCCCATAACTGCTTGAACTCGGACATCTTCTTCTTCAATTCATCAGCCTGTTGACCCTGCTTGGCAGCATCAATTGGACCTTTCTTATTGAAGAGTGTCAAATCCTCTAAGATTCCTTTCATCAAAACCTTCATCCGATCAATGCGCGTTTGTTCATTCCCCGCGGCCCGTGATGCCTCGGATGCCTGCTCACGTTTATTTCCTTGGAATGTCTTTTCAGCCGCAATCTGTTGTTGAATTACAGCAAGAACCACGCGCTCTGCGTCTGCAAGTATCCCGGTCTCCTTACTTGATGCCACAATGGATTCTGCTTCTTGCGCAAAAGCTGCCGCACGTTGAAACATGGTTTGTGCCATGGCGGCTTCCGCAGGAGATTTAGCCCCAGCCAATGCACTTGCGGCCTCTTGTGCCATACGCAAGGCTCGTCGCTGATATTCATCAGACTGCACTGCAAGATTACCATATTGGCGCGTTTGTTGTTTGAAGCGCGTATCATCATAGTGACCTTGCAAATCTGCTTGACGCTTCATAGAATCAATAACAGCTTGATTTGCAGCATTGGCCGCAGCACGAAGTTGTTGTGCAACTTTCTCGCGCACCGCGATCATTTGCTGCATTGTCACGCGACTACTTGCAATGATGTCTTCATCCGCTTGGCGTGCTTCAGCAACTTGTTGATTGTAGGCGCGTCGTATTAGCGCCATATATTCCTCAAGATGTCGCCCCGCTTCCATGTAGACTTTTGCATCCGCCGCGATGCGTGCTTCACTCGCCTTCTCTTCTGCTGCCAACCTTTCCTGTACAAATTTCTTGAAATCTGCATTGGCGTTATCAAGTAGACTTGCCAATTTTTGATCCACAAATGTTGCACCGGCAACAATTAAAGCCAATGGTGCAACCACACCATTCAATGCGGCTCCCAAGAAAGTCGCATTAGCAGCCGCCAACTTTGCGTGTAGACTAATTGCCGCCAGAGCTATTCCAACTGCTGCCAATGGCGGACCAAATGTTGTCAGTACGGTGACGACTGCCTTCAAAGCTGCCGCAAGACTTTCGGCCCCTCCCGCCGATTTAAGCATCTCACTTACAAACTTAATCAATTCAGGACCAATATCAGTTGCTAAAGTAATCTTGAGTTTATTCAATTCCTTTGTGAATTGCTCTGCGTCCGTTGAAGTAAATTGCTCAAACGCCTTATTCAAATCCTCGCGTGAAGTCGTCGCCAATGCTTTCAATCCCTCGTCGGCCGCTTGCGCTCCTGTCCCAGTCAAACGCAATTCAGCATTTAATGCACGAATGTTACGAAACATTGCAGCCGTAGCGGCCACATCGCCATCAACACTTTCGCGCAATAACACCAACGCCCCTTGCAAACCTTTAGCGTGAATCAACTGCTGACCAGTATCGTACCCGAGTGCTTTTAACTCACGTTGCAAGTCCGTTGACGGCTTCACCAAAGCCGCTAAAGCTGCACGCACCTGCGTAGCCGCCTCGGGAACCTTTGCTGCACCAATAGTCAAGGAAATCATCGACGCATTGACTTCATCCAGACTTACACCTAATTGACTGGCTATCGGAATGATGCGGCCAAGTACCGGTGTCAATTCAGCCCCACGTAAACGGCCTAATTCAATCGTCTTGAAGAATTTAGCCGCCACGTCTTCAGCTTGACCAGATGCCATGCCGTAGGCATTGAGTGCTCCAGTTAATAACTGTGCAGCGTCATTCAACTCCATTACGCCAATTTTTGCCAATTTGGCAGCGGCAGTCATAATATCGGTACGTTGTTTAACTGTGGTAAATTGGTCAGAAATCGTTTGGTACAGAGCTTCTGCTGCTTGTGGAAGAGGAAAATTAAATTGCCGAGCGAAATCTGCGACTTCTTTACCTAAAGATGCAAAATTTTGATCCATCTTCGGTGCAATTGTCGCAATTTCAGCGATACTTCGCTGAAACTTGAGTGATTCCGAAATCGCTTCGCGGAGGGCGTTCCGAATCTGTGACAAAACACGAACAATCATCTGAGTCATTACGACACGACCCAGTGTTCCCCATGAAGCTGTCATCGTACCAACGGCTGCAGCAGCCTGTTGTGCGCCAACAGTTGTTTTCTGGCTGGCTGTCGTAGCGGCTGCACCAGTTGCCGTAGCAGCCGCACCAGCCGCTTTCGACGCTTGGGTGTAAGTATTGACAGAATTGGTCGCCGCACTGTAATCAGGAGGCAACCAGAGTTTGGCAGTAGGAGCCACAGGAGTTAGGGTGGGTGCCGTTGCTGAACTGATCCGCGACATCGCTGATGCCGCGCGACTGGCCTGTGTTGCCATGTCGCGCAGAATGTTGACTGTCTGTTCGGCTTTACTATTCCAAGCAGACATCACGGACCCGGAACTTGACAATGATCCTGTAATCCCTTGGAGCGCAGTATCTAACTTCGCTAGCGCATCGAGCGCTTGCGAAACGTCGAAGCCAAGTTTATTGAGAATTTCGTCAGCCATGAAAAGGCTCCACTACACCTTGACTCGCACCAATTGAATATGCGGTGCGACGGGTGGTAAATCCACTGTGGACGCAAAACGTAAGAAAGCCGCTGAACCCTTCATTTGAAAGTTGTAAGGACCTTCCTTTATCACACGATAAAAAAGAGACGGATCAGGACTGACGTTTGCGTTATTGTATTCGTTCCAAATCAGCCACGGCAACGATGTACTATAATGAAAAACATACCGTCCCGTATTATTGTCTGCTTCCAACCCACCGGCCCCTTCACTGATGCCGATGCCAACTCGACTTTGTGCTACAGGTGCAATTGGGATGTTGTAACGAATTACTTGTGCTAAATGCGTAAATGTTGCGCGCGATGCCCCGCTCCACACCGGAATCTCCATCAACACAGCATCAAGCCATATATTGATTGCTTGTGACACAACATCCATCATGTGTCGATGAAGAGTCTTTCGATAAGAGGATAGATTCAAACGGGGCACAACAAACTTCGGCACAAACTTCATGGTCAAGAACCTTTCGGCACCGGGGCAATCCCAAAAGGCATCCTTGCCCCAGCTAACTGAGCCTCTCGTTCTGTCTCATCATACCGACAGATTTGTTCGTAGGCAATAACGAGAGCTTGTATCTCGACGCCAATATCATCCCATGATTCTTTGACGCCGGGAGGCCGAATACCTAACCGTTCACAAGCTCGCCAGACGGTGTATTCACCGGTTCGTTCTGGGGGCCAGAGAATTCGGCGGGCATTGGTGCTTGACCAACTAGAAAAACCTCACGGGCCTTTGCCAGTTTTTCATCATCAAGCGCATTCGCTTCCAAGACGAGAGCCAATACGCGATTGGATTCAACTTGTGTCAATCCAGCCGCGCGTAAATCCTCTTCCCACTTTGACCAAGTACGAGGATCGTTCTCTTTGACTGTATCCCATTCGATCTCGGATGGAACCAGAGACTTGACAACTATGTAACCAAGCCGTTTTCGCGCCCATTCGGCCAAAATCTGTTGATAAGTTGGGTCCTTCACATTGGCGACCCAACCATCCTTGGTCAATTTTCCCGGTGGCTTCGGCGTTGGACAAAGTGCCATGAATTCTTCCATCTCTGGTAGACCTTTGGCACGGAATACAAGACTCTGTTCACCACGTGGCAACACCAGGATAACTTCGGAACTCAGTGATTTAGGGTCAATACCGGCAATCTTCATGTTCATTTCCCTCGCGGAGAAAGAAAGGTAAGGTTGGCATCTTGCCAACCTTACCGAATATCAACTCAGGACTAATCCACGTCCCGTTCAACAGTCGGTTCAGTCACATTGCATTTGCCTGTAACCGAAATTGTCGCGTCCTTGAAGTTCACTTCCTTCGTATCGGCGCGGAAATCTGGGAACGTAGTCCGTTCATTCTCAGACGTACCACACGGCGGTGTGTGAAGGACGATCAGGTCGATGGCATAAGGTTCGCACAAGTCTGACGACGCGCTCACCCATTCAGCCGCACCACCGACACCCTTCAACGCATCCATCGGGCTGACCGGCTCACTCGTTCCTTGAGTGATATGCTCATAGACGGCCTCCATCTTCACGTCCATCGGCACTTGGTTCCCTTCCCGCACAGTATCCAGGTCACCCCGGTCGAGCAGGTATTCATGGGTCATGTGCTCAGTATAGGTGATATTACCATCACCCACCTTGATGTCCAATTGCTGCGGCAAGAAAGTCACGACTCCATTCTCAACATACGTGCCCGCTCCAAGTTCTGGGGTGAAACCAATGTTGGTTGTTGCCGAAGGTAGGACGCCAGCCTGTGTCGTTGCAATCACCACGACAGTAGTTCCACCTACAAGGGCAGAACCATCGCCGACCATAAGAACCTGAGGCGCTGCACCCAAGACACCCTTGAATTCAACGACCCAATCCGCTGTTGGCCCAGGCCCGCCGGTCACATCCCAGTCATCGACCGTATAACCATCATCCATTGCTACTAAAGCGGTTTTGACAGTAGCCGCAGTAGCATCAGAGGCTATGGTCCCGGTAGTATTACCACCCCATGTCAAATGAAGGTGGCCCGAAGATGTGGCATCATCAATGCCGACCGATTGTTTGGCATTGACACCGCCTGCACCCGCGTTCGTGCGTGCAGTGACAAGATGAACTGCGGCGGCCGTTTCGCCAGCCACAGTAAACCGCGCTCCAACGGGCACTTTGTCCGTATCAGCGGTATTCAAAACAGTTGTGTCGATGCCCATATCCGTATCAGTCACCACCGGTGGCGAATCCGTCAAGGCCGCCACTCCCGCGAGACCGTCTTGGAAAATGACATCGCAGTCGCGTCTTCCTGTTACCGACGCTTGCGCGCCGGGTGGGTCATTTCTGCCCACCTCTGCATGTCGCCATGCAGAACAGACTATATCTTCACCCGCTATTTCGGGGCAGGGCGTGTAGTCGTTGAGGCTCCCTTTCGGTTGCCTGCTGATTGACCGCAGCACTCAGATTTTCACGCACAGCGTACTGGTGCATACTCGGTGTTTCCAGCATATAGCCCTGTTGTTTCATCAGTTGTTACCAACCAAAGGAGCCTGCGTTTCAAGCTCGATTCTAGCCATTGATACAGTACCTTTCATGTTAAGTGTCGAACCGGGCTTAAAGCCCAACCAACCGGCCATTGGCCGGACTTCTGATAATGTCGCAGTCGAGAATACAATGTATTCACATTGATTCCTGTGGCACCAGCCACATCCTTGATGCACCCATATTCGACACCATCAACTATGACAGGGCACGCGAGGATTCTTTGCGCCTGCCGTGTCTGTGAGTATTGCCAGTATCTTCGGATTTGGCTTGCGACCTATTGCTTTGGTCCGTATCTTCTGGCGTGTCTCCTCCGAGTGTGTTCGACCCAACATTCCATTACGTCGATGTCGAAATTTCTCCAATGTCTCATCACTGGGTTTCCAACCAACCGATCCCTCGCCGCCAAACGTCAAGTTGTAGCCATTGGGCGCTTTCGTCCCCAACACCATGATGGCCTGGCACTCCATCATCTTAATCCAGTCTTCATCACCTTCGTACCAAACCTCAAAGACCAGATTCACTCG